TGCAAGTATCTTAAGAGCATTAGACTTAGCAGCTTCACGACGGTGAAATACTAGGTTAATAGTTTGAGTTACAAAAGTAGAGCCATTGATTAAATCAGCAGCCTGCTCTTCTGTATAGTTTGATGTATTTCTGCGAATGAAGTAACCTTCAAATACAGGGGTGATAGGCGATAAAGTAATAGCAGTAACCTCATAAGCAGGATAAACTGTATTAGTTGTAACAGTAGCTATCTGCTCTTGTGGGATAAACCACACCTGATAGATACCTCCACTGTTATTATCGCAACTTTTTTGAATGCCCTCGAGGGCTGTACATAGTGGCATGTGTTTAAGTTTTATATAAAGGGGGTTGCCCCCCTCTATGAATTAATATTAAGATCCGTAAACGATATCAGTTGGATTAACATAGTTAAATCCAATCTTCATATTTGCACGAGTTCTCAAGTAAGGCTCAGCAACAGTATCAGATAAGTTCACTGCACGTAGATCAGATGGATCAGACTCAGCATCAAACAAATAGATAAGATTATCTTTCAATGTGATAACCAAATGGTCATTAGACATACCTGGACAAAGAACTATTTTGATACCTAAGTAAGTCAAAGATAGATCCTGAGTGATATAAGCATTAGTGTTACCTGAAGCTACACCTAATCGGTAGATATTAACCAATTGAGTTGGTAAGTAGATACGTAAATCAGCTGTACGTGATGCAATGTTAGCAGGTACTAAAGCAAAGGCAGCCTCTAAGTCAGTTAATAACTGAGCAAAAGTAGGTGTAGCAGTCATAGCGTAAGGGATAACATCTACATCTGCTCCAAGTTGTACCTCGTAACCATCACATAAAGCAAGTGGATTAGGGTTTCCTGGGGAAATTGGAGGTAAAGAGCTATCACCTTGCCATCTCAATGACTCAATAGATCCATTGATAGAGTTAGCCATTTCAGACCAGTAGAAGTTCATAAAGTTAGCTACAGTGAAATCACCGTTTGAACCTTGAGCCATTTGTAAAGATACGAATGATTGCTCTAATTCAAATTGACAAATCTGAGCCATTGCAGATAGAGCACATACACTCATAATCTTTGCAGATAAAGTATCTGTAGGTGCAGTAAAAGCACAGTTAGAAGGCTGTAGGATGTCACCAAAAGTAACAGCTCCTAGAGCTACTTCAAATTTCACTGATGGTAAAGTACGAAAGTTATCTACGATATCAGATGATCCTAAATAAGCCTGTGCATAGAATGCCTCAGCGTTAGGTGTTAATTGGGCGTTAGTCCCATTGTTTAAGTCAAATCTTAGTTTTCTCATTTTGTTGTTATTTGTTATTGTTAAATTTAATAAAGTTACTTAATCTTTGTTGTACGCTTAAAGCTACAACCTCCTCAACTACCTCTTCTTCACTATCTACAGCCATAGCATCTTCTAATTGTGCTTTTAGGTCTGCTATCATAGCTACTAAATTATTTACTTCTGCATCTAATGCAGGCTTAACTATTGCTAGTATTGCCTCAGCATCTAAAACAGGATCTACAGCCATAGTCTCTTCTACTACTTCCTCCTCTTCTACTACTGTATCTTCTAGGGCTACCTCTTCTGGGGCTGCCACTACTTCAGCATCACGTATCTCAGTAATCTCACCGTCTTTTACAACATAGATTTTACCCTCGATAGTGTGCTCTCCATCAGGTAATTTGTTCATATTTATTTTGGTTTTTAATTGTGTTTCTGCTTTTAATTTCATACCTAGATATCCCTCAATGCTGAAGCCTACCTGGTCATTATCTACCAAATGGTTATAGTACTCCACATCAGTTACCTGAGCTGTTACCATTAGGGTACCTGTAGGTACCTCTATACCAAAACTAGAATAAGCTTTATCTTTAGTGGGGTTGTCTACTATCCACGCTTCAAGTACATAGGCAGGAACTGTCTCAGTAGTATCATGCTCTAAATTAAACAGATCCTTATTAGACATATCCTTCATAAACTTAGAATGTATCTTCTCTATCTCTTCTTTGCTGAATGATACATAGTACTCTTTGCCATCCTCATCATCTTTACGATAGATCTCCATAGGGATAAGAGCAGGTGCTACAATACGATACTTTACATTATCCTTAAATATCATTTTTTTAGCTTGACTATTAAAAGCCATTCCCATAACTTTAATAGCAGGAGTGCTAGTGAAAGCTATTTGCTCAATGCCTAAATCTTCTCCGTTTTCAGAGTATTCAGGATCTATAGTAATTTTGTATATTGGTAAATTATCTTTAGCCATACCTATATTATATTATTTGTATATTTGTAAAAAAAATTAACTATGATAACTATTTTAGGAAGGGATATCCCTAACCACCTTGATGAGCTGACTATAGAGCAGTTTGAAGTAATAACCGAGCTTAGCAATAACAAGGAGCTTGATGCTGTAGATAGGCACTTACAAATTTTTGCTAGCTTAGGCGTAGCTGAAAGTGAGTTCTATGATGTAGATGTGGCTGACTTTATTGAGTACACTAACCAGTTTAACAGTATCCCTGAGATTGAGTACCCCACCATCTCTAATATAGAGTTAGCAGGATACAGCTATACAGCTGAGATGAAGCTTACAGTAAGAGATACTAAGCTAATTGAGAAGATAGCCATAGCTAAACCTAAAGGATATATCTCAGATGTATTAGCAATTTTCTTTAAGAGGGATGATCTTACCTCCACTGAACACTATGCAGAAGCTCACCTTAAACTTAAGGCTAAAATGATTAAAGAGCTTAAGGCTAACATAGCTATCCCTTACTTACTCTTTATCACTAACAAGCTAGCTAAACAAGTTGAAGATGTTACTACCGAAGCAGTGGAGTGATATAACACTTGAGCAGTTTATTGAGATATCACAGATAGATAAAACTCAGGGAGTAAATGGTTACAACAGTGATATGTTGGCTATACTTACCGAGATGAGCTATGATGAAATAGATGAGCTAGACTTAGATCAGATGATTGAAATGGTTGCTCAGTTGAAGTGGGCCATGTCTCAGCCATCTAAACAATATAAGCATGAGCTCTTAGGGATGCAAATTAAACCATTGTCTAAGCTGTGCTTGTTTGAGTACATTGACCTGGACTATTACTTCAATGATAATTACCACACTAACCTAGATAAGATATGTGCTATCCTATACAGGCAGTCTAAGGTAAATGAGTGGGGTGAGGTAGTACTTGAGACTTATGACTATGACATCCATATAAGAGCTGAGAAGTTTCTAGATCTACCAATCACTGAGGTGTATGGCATAGTGGCTGAGTTCCTAAAGTTTAAGCAGAATTTTTTAGATGTATATTCTAATTTATTCAACGAAGCAGAGGATGAGCTTACTGAAGAGGATAAGGCAGCCATGGAGCCTGAAGAGATAAAAGAGGTAGAGGCTGAGGTAAAGAATAACAAGTGGAGTTGGGAGCGTATGATCTATGGTCTTACTGATGGGGATATAACCAAAACGGAATCTGTAGGAGCTCTACCACTTACCTATGTTTTTAATATTCTTGGTATGAAAAAAGAGTTAGACATCTAAGGGGAAGCCAGGTACAAAACCTGCAGGAGGATCTAATGCTTCAAATGTGTATACTAATTTTTGATTTCTTTCTAATACCTCAACAGCTTCTACTAATGGATATTTTTTAGTAAGCCATTCAGTATACTGAGAATAAATTTCAGCAGTTATACCTTCGTTGTAAAGTTCCTCAGTAAATTGTGCTACGTAATCTCTAGGAGTAATTACTCCACCATTCCATAAGAAAGCACCATTGTTAAGAAAGATAAAGTAATACATGGCTACTATTTGTATCTCTAATTTTTCAAAGCCTGTAATCCTTGCATTGATCCTGATGCTTTCAACTAGAGTACCTTCACCATCTACTATATCATTCTTTAGTATACGCTTAAGTATAGTAGCCATTCTCCTCCTAGTAGGATAAAGAACATTGAAATCACCTGTGTTTGCGTATGCCATTTAGTAAGTCATTAAGTTAAGCCTTGTCACTGTACCATCTTCTGTTAGTGTTGAGCATTGTATAGCTGCTATAAGGTAGTATGCATTAGCAAGTGTATAAGTTACGTTAGTCATAGCACCACTAGATAGATCTGTAGATATAGGGTTAGTTGGTAGGTAGCATTGAAGTGAGCTTATAGTTATATAGAAATCCCTTCCTACCCTTTGCATTTGCCCTGATCCTGTCATATTTGCACCTTGTGCTATCTGAGTAGCACCCACTAAGCTGTTAGTAGTATTGATATAGAAACGTACATTGACTGTACCTGAACCTCCTACCTTTCTTACTTGTGCTCTAAGCTGTAGTACTTGAGTAGCTACTAATGTATTAGCAGGTATAAGGATAGATGCACTGATAGTATTGGCTGTAGAGTTATTGACTAATACCCCTGCAAG